CCGTTTAATGAAGCTGGTAGAAACCTTATTATTGGTCGTGCTTTACGCCAATTTTCAGGTAACGATGCTGAAAAAGCAATTGCTAATCTTAGAAACCCACAACAATTAGTTGCAGGTGTTCAACCTACAGTTGGTGAAGTTGCTGGTGTTCCTAGTTTGGCGGCAGTACAAAGGGCTGTAGGTGGAAACCCTATAACCACTAACGCATTTGCCGAAAGAAAAGCACTTAACGATATTGCTAGAACAGAAGCATTGCAAAATATTGCATCACCCACAAGACTTGCTAAATACCAAGATTTGCGTGAGCGTGTAGCAGAAGATTTGTATTCTGATGCTTTAAAGCCATTAAATTTAGGCAAACTTACCCCTGAAATGACTGATGAAATTACTGGTTTGGTTAAAACACCAGCCATTAAAAAAGCAATGGATCAAGCTAAAGAAAATGCGGCAAATAGAGGTATTGAAATAAACAATCCCGAAGGATCAATGCGTGGATTGCATGAAACCAAAATGGCTTTAGATGATCAAATTGCTAGAGTTAAAGCATTGGCTGAAAAAAATGGTGGTTCTGCAAGTGCTGAATTAAACAGCTTGCAAACAGCAAAATCTAGGCTTTTAAATTTTATGGAAGATGTTAGCCCTGAATATAAAACAGCCCGTATTAATTATGCTCGTTTATCTAAACCAGTAGAACAATTAGAATCTATTGCCAAATTAGCTGAAAAGTCTTTAAGCCCTAAAGATTATTCTGTTTATTTAGGTAACTTTTCTAGAGAATTAGAAAAAGTTAAAAAAGAAGGTCATCTTTCTGCTCAACAAGTTAAGCGATTAGAAAATATTAAAGAAGATTTAATGCGTACCGATTTTGCCAATAATGCAGGTCGTGGCGTTGGTTCTAATACTATGCAAAACCTTGCCTATAACAATATGTTGCAAGAAGTTAATTTGCCAAACTTGCTAAGAAGAAGGGGTATGGCTGAAACCGCAGGTAACATTGCGGCAAGAGTTAAAGATGTTGCTTATGGAAGTGCTAATAAACAATTAACAAGTGAAATGGCTGAAGCATTGCTTGATCCTAGAAAAGCGGCCGCTTTAATGAAATTGGCTGGCAAAAGACCATTAGAAGCACAAGTACCAACCGAACAATCAAACCTAGCTAAATTATTATTTACACAGGGTGGTGTTAATGCAGTAAACGCTATAAGAGGACAATCAAATGAGTAGAAACGGATCGGGTACATATTCACTACCTGCTGGTAATCCAGTAGTAACTGGCACAACTATTAGTTCTACATGGGCTAATAACACCCTTACAGATATTGCTACAGCCTTAACTGGCTCATTAGCGGCAGACGGACAAACAACCGCTACTGGTGCTTTAAAGATGGGGGCTAATCGCATTACAGGATTGGCTGATGGATTAGCTTCTACCGATGCCGCAACAGTAAGTCAAGTAACTACGGCTGTAGCCATCACAGGCGGTACGATAAATGGAACTTCTGTAGGGGCAACAACCGCTTCTACAGGTCGATTTACTACTTTAGAGGTTACAACTACTTCTACTTTTACAGGTAATGGTTCGTTTAACGGTACTGGTGCACTTAAAATTCCCGTAGGAACAACTGCACAGCAACCTACACCTGTAACTGGTCAAATTCGTTACAACACCACTAATGCTAATTTTGAAGGATATTATGCTAGTGGATGGAGTAGTTTAGGTAGTGCCGCAGGTTCAAATACGCAAGTGCAATATAACAATGCTGGTGTTTTAGCTGGTTCTTCTGCCCTTACTTTTAATGGCACAACTTTAGCAACCACAACTTTACAATCTACAAATTTAAGCGATGGTACTAATAGCACTTCTACAACTAACTGTATTCAAGGTTCTGCAAAGGCTTGGGTAGTTTATAACGGTTCTGCTGGAACAGTTTTATCTTCTTATAATGTAACTTCTGTAACATACAATAGTGCTGGTAACTACACAATTAATTTTACCAATGCTTTTGCAGATACTAATTATTGTGCAAATTTATCTTCAGGTGTTTCTACTGGTTCGGCAGGATGGCCTGTTTGTTATGTTAGTACAAGGGCAACAACAAGTTTAATAGTTCGTATGGGCGATTATTCAGGGCCAACTTCAGCAAACACTACTTATACAGCAGTTTCAATATTTAGATAAGGAATCAAAATGACACAAGTAATTATCCACACAACAGAAAACGGCAATGTAGCCGTAACAATCCCTACTGGCGAAATCTCAATCGAAGCCGTACAAGCTAAAGATACCCCTGTTGGTTCTTTAATTGTTAATACTTCTGACTTACCAACAGACAATGACTTTTTTGATGCTTGGGAACTAGCTGACGGAGTAGTTACTGTTAGCCTAGCTAAAGCTAAAGAAATCACTAAGAAGCGTCTAAGAGCCGAAAGAGAGCCTTTGCTTGCCGCACAAGATGTTCTATTTCAACGAGCACAAGAAGCTAATGCTGACACCACAGCTATCGTTGCTGAAAAACAAAGACTGCGTGATGTAACTAATTTTTCTGCAACAACTTTAGACGAATTGCGTAGCCTTAAAGCTGAAGTGTAATCATGTCTACTATTGATAAAAACGAAGCCGCATTATCCGCACACGAACAAGTCTGTGCTTTTCGCTATGAAACAATTAATGCTCGCTTAAAAAGACTTGAGCAAATATTAATTGGTTCTGCTGGTTTTATTATTGCCGCACTTGTTTCTATATCTTTTAAATTAAATTAATGAGTAATGTCCGATCCTTTTGGAATTACAGATGGTGTCAAACAAGTCACCAGTTCAATTAATGAATCGGTAAAAGCTAGTCAAGAACTTAGCAAAGCAATAGAAGGCGTATTAGAAGTAGCAGATAAAGCGGCAAAAGATAGAGCAATTTCAAGAAAAAAAGCAAGACAGGTTAATCCTGATACCACTACGATTATTGAAGCGGTAGACGAATGGCAAAGGCTTTTAATAGCTAGGCAGTCAGAAACAAAGATACAAGAGCAAATAACCAAGAAATATGGCAGTCATGCTTGGGATGAAATACAAGGTATTAAAGCAAGAAAACAATGGGAAGAACGGCAAGATAAGTACTTAGAACAACATGACCGTAGGGTAATGAAAAGCGTTATGTTGCTATGTTATATATTTTCCGCTTGGATTGCTTACGAATTAACTTGGGGTATGTGGAGATAATATGGATTGGTTGACTAAATTAGTACCGACTATTGCTACTTGCTTGGGTGGCCCTTTGGCTGGTCTTGCCGTTACTGCGGTGTCTAAGGCTTTGGGTGTAGATGAAGATAAAGTCCAAGATGTCATTGATAGCGGTAAATTAAACGCTGATCAAATTGCCAGTTTAAAACAAGCTGAATTAGAGTTAAAAAAGCAAGAACAAGAATTAGGTCTTAATTTTGAACAATTAGCCGTGCAAGACCGTGCTTCTGCCCGTGATTTACAAAAAGAAACTAAGTCTATTATTCCCCCTGTATTGTCTATTCTTGTAACTATTGGATTTTTTGGTATTTTGGGCGGATTAATGTCAGGCAAGATTATGACTTCTGACGCTTTGATGCTAATGTTAGGTTCTTTAGGAACTGCATGGACAGGTATTATTGCGTTTTATTTTGGTTCTTCAGCCAGTAGCCAAGCTAAAGACACTATGATTCATAACTCTACCCCATTAAAATGATAAACAGCCGATCTCTTGATGACCTGATAGCCCCTGCAAAAGAGCGTGTAGAGCGTTTTATAGAATTATGCAAGGAAAACGGCATAGATTTGCTAGTAACTTCTACATATCGTGATAATGAATCACAACAGGCTTTATATGAACAAGGTAGGACTACAGCAGGAAAGGTGGTTACTAATGCTAAAGCAGGTGATTCTTGGCATAACTGGCGTTGTGCTGTTGATGTCGTACCTATGGTCAATGGAAAGCCTGATTGGGATGGTTCTCACCCTGTATGGGCTAAAGTCGGGGAATTAGGAAAACAAGCTGGTTTGGAATGGGCTGGAGAATGGCGTACATTTAAAGAATTAGCCCATTTTCAATACACGGGTGGGCTAACCCTTACCGACCTTAAAAATGGCCGTCAAATCGCTTAAAACGGGGCGTAGCTGTCATTATGATAGCTTTTCTTACGCACCCTAAAAGAAAATAAATCTTCATGCTGGGGAAACTCTTTGGCAAATTTACGGGCATAATGACTAATCCAACCGTCATCTATTTTAAAATCCCCAGTATTACCAATAGCAGTTTCCCAGCGTACCCGATGAAACACGCATTTAGCTGAAAAATATTTTCGTTTAGCCGCTACTTGCAATGAAAACTTTTTAAACATTTCCCAAATATCAGGATTTTGGGCATCGTAAACTTCAAAATTTTCTTTAGTCCATTTGTTATTCATATTGCATTACCGTGCATTAAGTAATTAGTGCCAAAAATAATGACGCAAATAAAGATGGCCATCAAACCGCCTAAAATGAAATCTCTCATGTCAATCTCCTAGTGGAATATTTTGTAGCGTGGGTTGCAAGTAACTTCTACTGGAACATCTGTGGTAACACCGTTAATCTTACGCTTTGCCGTAATAACAATAGGGCGTGTACCAGCATCTTCACACTCATTAATGCCAAGAATAACTTGGGCACGGGTCATGTGAAACGCTTGTTTATCGGTTTCTAGCGTGACATTTGGTGGTTCAAAAGAACTGCAACCAACTAGGGCTAATGGTGCTAATAGGTATAAATATTTCATGCTAATTCCTTTGTTTTGTTTTCGATTATTTCCCAAAGGTCTAGTTCATAAACCATTTCGGTAATGTCGTTGTCACCAATGTAGGCGTAAGAGATTTCGTTGTTGTAACCACGCAATTC